GTGTCACGTCACCCACACAGATCGTCGGTGACTTGCTTGTTCTGGCTGAACGACTGAGGCGACTGGCGCCGAGCGTTCGTGATCCGGAGCGGTTTCACGTCGAAAAGAGTGAGATCGAGCACCAACTGCGGACATTGGCCGAAGGGGTACGCCGATGACAACGCCAAGCCTCGCTAGACCTTGGGTCCTTCCCCGTCGCCACGACGGGGGTAATTCATACCCCGAGAAAGAGGCAGTTATAGGCATTTTGAGTGCTAAACTCTTGACGGAATGGAGCTAAAGCCATGCAGGAAACGCACGGCTTGTTCGGCCTTGATCCGCCAAGCGCAGCCCCGCCAACTCTCTCGAAGAAGGCTTTCGGCGAGGCAATCGGCGTCTCTGCCGGCCGCGTCACGCAAATGATTGCGATGGGCCTCCCCGTCGAACCTAATGGCCGCGTAGACTTGGCAAGAGGTCGAAAATGGGTCTCCGACCACATCGATCCGAACCGAAGGCGGGCAAGTCTTCCCGAAGGCTCACCACTCGGATTTGCATCGTCTCGATCAGAGCGTGAAGCGGCCGACGCCAAGACTGCCCGCCTGAAGGCCGACAAGCTCGAAGGCGCGCTGATCAACCGCAATGCGGCTCTGCGAGCGATCGAGACCCGCGCCAGGGCAGAGCGGGATGCGCGGATATCGTGGGTCAACCGCGTCGGACCAGAGGTAGCGATCCTTACCGGTTCAGATCTCGGCCTAGTCGTCGCCATGCTTGACCGCTTGGTGCGTGATCAGCTGGCAACGCTCGCCGAAATGAAGATCGAGGGCATATCGCAATGAACGACATGACCGCCGAGACCTTCCGCCTAGTCGACGAAGCATGGCGGCGAGGCCTCGCGCCAGAGCCGCAAATGACGGTCTCGGAATGGGCCGATCGCTTCCGCGTCCTGCCACCTGAGAGTGCCGAGCCAGGACCGTGGCGCACATCGCGTTTGCCGTACCTTAAAGAGATACAGGATTGCCTCTCGATCGCGTCGCCGATCGAGCGTGTCGTCGTCATGAAGGGCGCCCAGACGGGCGGCACCGAAGCCGGCTTGAACAGCGTCGGTTATTGGATGCACGCGGCGCCCGGCTCGATCATGATCGTATGGCCGTCGCTCTCGCTCGTCCGACGCAACTCGCGCACCCGCATCGATCCATTGATTGCATTGACGCCAGCCCTTCGGGCGAAGGTCGCTCCCAGGCGAGCTCGGGACAGCGACAACACGATCGACACAAAGCTGTTCAACGGTGGTCAGCTGCTTATGGTCGGCGCCAACGCGGCGGCGGATCTCCGATCGACTGCGGTACGCTATCTTTTCCTCGATGAGGTCGACGCTTTCCCGTCAGATGTCGAAGACGAGGGAGATCCTGTCGCGCTGGCCATCCAACGCACGGTGTCCTATCGCGGCCGGCGCAAGATCCTGATGGTTTCGACGCCGACGATCGCGGGCGTCTCCCGCATCGAAAAGGCCTATGCCGAGACAGATCAGCGCAAGTTCTTCCTACCCTGTCCGCATTGCAGCGGCTTCCAAGTGCTGACATGGGCGCATATCCAATGGCCGGACAGCGAGCCACGCAAGGCCGTATGTGCCTGTGAGTTTTGCGGCGTGGTGATTGAGGAACGCGACAAGCCGGCGATGCTGGCGGCCGGCGAGTGGCGCGCTACGGCGCCAGGCGACGGCCGATCGGCCGGCTTCCACTTGCCGTCCCTTCTGTCGGCCTTCGAGCCTTGGGGCGAGATCGCGGCCGACTTCCTCGCGGCGAAAAATGATCCGGTTCGGCTGAAGTCGTGGGTGAACTTGAAGCTCGGTGAAGCCTATGAGGACCGGGACACCGCACCTGTCGCGGCCGACGTGCTTGCGGCGAGGTCGGAAGCCTTCGGCGGCGAGTTGCCGGCTGGCGTTGGCGTCATCACGGCTGGCGTTGACACCCAAGACGACCGCATCGAAGTCGAGTTCGTTGGTTGGGGACGCGGCGAGGAATCATGGTCACTCGGTTATGAGATCATTCATGGCGATCCGGCGAAGCCCGAACCTTGGGAAGCGCTCGACAAGCTGCTGTTGAGGCGTTGGCGCCACTCGAAAGCAGTGCCTGATATGCACGTCGCGGCGGTGGCGATTGATTCCGGCGGCCATCGCACCGGCCAAGTCATTGCCTTCTCAGCGGCGCGGCTAAACCGTCGCGTTTGGGCGATCAAGGGCCGGGGCGGCGCCGACATCCCGCCTTGGCCGCGCCGGCCGCCGAAGCCGAAGCGTATGGGTCTCGCGCCCGTGCATGTCATCGGCGTGGACGGCATCAAGTCGGTGCTGATGTCTCGGCTGCGTCTGGAGGATACAGACGGCCCCGGCGTCGCGCACTTCCCCGACGATCGCGCGCATGATTGGTTCGCCGGACTGCTTGCCGAACGAGCTGTGCGAAAGTGGCGTCGCGGCGTTGCCCGAATCGAGTGGATACCCGACCCTGCCGTTCGAAATGAACCGCTCGATTGCCGCGTGTATGCGACGGCCGCGCTGTCAGGGCTGGCAGCTGCGGGATTCTCGCTGGTGGACGCGGCGAAGTTCGTGCTGGAGGCGCCAGAGCGGTCGGAGGGCATCGCGGCCGGGACGGCCAAACCGCCGATGGCAAGGATAAAATCTGCTTGGTTGAATAGGTAAATTCAGAGTGGCTCATTTTCAAGTATAGATAAAATTTTACGACGCTCGTTTCTCAATAAATCAGTGTATTCTTTAATTCCTGAATATATCTCTGAAATCTCCTTGCGCAAAATTTTCATGAAATCTTGATTTAGCGCGTTCATATCAATATTCTCATTATATTTTGCATCCAACTTCCGTTCCTGAATGTGGAACGATATCACGGTTAGTCGCGCGTTCATTCTACGGCGCGTTTGCTTAAGCTGCTCTGAGACTTGAAATTCTCTGGAATTGCTGATCCGTCTTGCTAGTTCCCGAGTATCGGACTCCAACACCAACGCCGACTCGACGTATCTATCTCTAAGTGTGTCCACCATATCCCATAGATCGCAATATAGGTTCATTGAATCTATTAGTTTCTTCGCATCTCGCAATGTATTTTCTTCAGCTTCAATATCTCGCAAGAATTGTATCCTGGCATTCAACTTCGAGGTTTCGTACTGCCTGCCAGCCCAATAGTGAGTTATATATATCGCAGCAATCGATAGAATAACTGGGCCAATTCCTGGGAGCCATTGCCGAAAGCATAGTCCAAGTGATTCCTTTGACGTTCCCTCATCTATACAGACTGAGCTGCTGAAAATCGGAATGAAGGCCACAAACAGAAAAAAACAATACATCAGCGGGACAACCCAATATCGGTCATCGCGAGGGGCATTCATTTAATTAGCCTTTCTCAATCTCACGCCTGGACCCTCGCCGTTTTCGTCCACGAAGATCACACCCGCACTCTCTAGCGCTGCCCGTATCGCGTCAACCGTGCGGGCCTTCAATTCCTCACCCGCTTCGAGTTTGGAAACTGTCGTTGGCGAAACCTTCGCCATCACGGCGAGCTCGCGAATGCCGATCTCCAATGCGGCCCGTGCCATTCGGCATTGTGCAGCGTTCAAAGTGTCACCCTGTTACATAAATGGCTTGACGTAACACGTCACAGTGTGCCAGATCTGTAACGTTATCACACTTCTACCACGGGAGACGCACTATGAACAGCATTGACCGCGACGCGACAATGATCGTGACATTCGCCGATGGCCGGAAGTTCTACCAGCTTATCAATGGGGAAATTGTCGATGCCCTTGGCAGGGAGGTCACATTCGAAAGCCATGCGGATTGTTACGACGACGTGATCTCCGCATTCACACCTAACGCCCGGATCGTTCATTTCGTTGATTATGCAGATTGGCGGCTCGCTGCAGGTCGCGACAATATCTGGAGGAACTCGAAAAGTTTAAGCAGCTGAACTGACCAGGAAAGGAAAGCAAGATGGAAGCCGACTACAATCGAGATGCCCTTGTCGGCGCTATCGGTGATCTGGACATTGATTTGCAGGCCGAACTTTTAGAAATCCTAGTTGGGATGACTTTGACGCGTTCGGGAAAAAAGCGTCGGCGCCATGCCGATCGCCTCGTGCCGTTTCTCGCAAAAATTCAACAGCGCTGGGGAGCGGCCCTCTGATCAGATCAGGATTGACAGCGTCACGTTGACGCTATAGCGTAGCGTCAACGTGACGCTTAGGAGCTGGCGATGTTTTTCGAAGAATGGTCCTTTCACCCGTCCGAGGCGGCTTCGATCGTCGGAGTTACCGCCGATCAGGTCGACAATTGGTTCAATCGCTATGATCTCATTCCAGAGAGGCAGCGCGGAAAGGGTGTGCCAGTCCGCTATGGTGTTCGGGATCTCTTGCAGTTTGCAGTCGTAAAAGCGCTCTGCGACTTGGGAATAGCCCCGGCGAAGGCGGCAGCGGCGCTCCGCACCTATCCGGCCTATGGAACTCTACTGAATGGTGGCGGAACGGCGATCTTTACCCGAGGCCCGGATGGCGGCCTCATCGGTGCATATCGCTCGGACGACGGTGCCGACGTGCAAATCCAAATTTCGCTATGGCCAATCTTCGACCGGATCTATGCGGCGGCCAAGCCCTGCGTGCTTCGGTCTCCCGATCGATACAATCGCCCGGTTGAGGAGATCCGTCGCCTCATCGACGAAGGTGAAATTCAGATCCGGCATCATCGCAAAATTCAGGGCGCCTGATCATGTTCGCCGCGCTCTCTCGCATGTTCTCCCGATCCGCCCCGGCCGCTCCCGCCGTCCGCAGTTCGTTGGACGCGGGCGGCGGCGGGCGGCGGTGGTCGGATGATAGGACGGCGCCGAGCCCGGGCGTCATTTATCACGAGGCATCGCGCATCGGTGCTCGTGCTGCGCATTTCCGGCTGAACGATCCACGCGGCGCTCGTATCGTCGAAACGCTGATGTCAAATGTCGCTGGCACTGGCATCAAGCCGCGCTCAGAACACCCGTCGTCAACGGTATGTGCCCAGCTTCATACCCGCTGGAAGTCATGGGGCGATAGGGCCGACTTTCTCGGCCGTGGTGACATCTACCAGCTCCAGTGCAATGCCGTGTGCGACATGGTTGTCTACGGCGAAGCTCTCTATGTCTTCGAGACCGACCCGGTAACGGCCGCGCCGCAATTGCGCCGGCTCCATCCCGAACAACTGGTCTGGGATCGTACATTTCGTCTTCCGTCCGGCGGATGGGTTCAGAATGGCGTCGAGCACGACGCATTCGGCCGCATCACAGCCTATTGGATTCGCCCGCATATACCGGGCGAAACAACCGTCGCCGTGCTCACGCTCGCGCCCGTGCGTGTGCCGGCGACGGAGGTCATTCACATCTTTCGCCAATTGATGCCCGGTCAGTCGCGCGGCCTGTCGTGGTTTGCGCCGATCCTGCTCAACGCGAAAGATCTCGACGCATTGCTCGACGCCATGCTTGTCCGCGCCAAAGTCGCTGCGATGCACGTCGGCGTCATCACGTCGGCGGATGGGGCGGTATCCTATGACGGCGGCGCTCAGGATGGCGGCTCGCTCGATATCAGTCTTGAGCCCGGATCGATGCCGGTATTGCCGCCGGGTCGTACCGTCGAATTCATGGATATGCCTTCGCAAGATAATGCGTCGTCACTGCTGACCGAAGCCTTGCGCTCGATCGCGGTCGGCGTTGGCATCACGTACGAACAGCTATCCGGCGACTATTCGAAGGTGAATTATTCTTCCGAGCGCTCTGCGAAGCTTGAATTTCGGCGGTTCATCGAAGGAATCCAGCATCACACGATGGTCTTTGGCTTCTGCCGCCCCGTCTGGAATCGCTTCATTCGTTGGCAAGTTTTGACCGGCTCAATCTCGGCAACGGCCTATGCCGCCGATCCCATCTCGTTTGAGGCCGTCAAATGGTTGCCGCCAGCTTGGCCGTGGGTTGATCCGAAGAACGAAGCCGTCGCGGCCGAAGTCGCGCTTCGCAATCGGCTGCGGTCTCGTTCCGAGATCATCGCCGAACGCGGCTACGACGCTGAAGATGTGGACGCAGAGATTGCTGCAGATGCGGCCCGGCTCAAGGCGCTCGGCATTCCCGACGTCATCGCGCCAGCCCCGAATGATGGAGCCGCAGCATGAATGCTCTATTCCGCGCACCCTTCACACCCTCGACGATCGATGAGGCGACACGAACAGTCGATCTGTTGGCCTCAACCGGGGCAGGCGTCGTGCGTGCCGACTATGAGGGGCCGTTTACCGAGCGGCTCGACGTGTCGCCGAAAGCGGTCGATCTGACACGACTGGACGGCATGCCCTTGCTCGACACGCACCGGCAAGACGGCCTCGATCGCGTGCTCGGCCAGGTCGTCGGAGCCCGGTTCGAAGGTGGCAATCTCATCGTCCGAGTGCAGTTCTCCGCCCGTGCCGAAGCCATCTGGCAGGATGTGAAGGCGGGCATCATTCGCAATGTTTCAATCGGCTATGCACCCCAAAAAATCCGGGACAGTCACGATGCGAAGGGCGCTCGCATCAGGACGGTCACGCAATGGGAGTTGCGAGAAGTATCCCTCGTGCCGGTGGGCGCCGACCCTGCCGCTAGAGCGTTATGAAACGAGTCGGAGTCGGACAGTGTTTCCAAAGGGTCGCAAATCAGATTCAATCAGG